ATAGATGTTCTGCGTTCTTTGGCCTTAGTCGTTTACTCCATTGTTTACCAAGATCTGACTCAAGCTGGAATACGCCTTTTGTATCGCCTCTGGCAAATAAATCCCAAGTTGACTGACAATATGGCAATTTTAATGGATCAACTTCCATTAAGGGTAAAGCACCTTCTATCTTAGATTCTTCAATTATTGGCCAAGAACAACCACATTCAAACTTATAATATTTCATAATTACTTTCTAAATGCATCTTTAAATTTAATCTTTGGAAAAATGCTTCTGTGCAACTTTAAAAAGTGCAAAATAATATCAGAAGTCTGCAAAACATCGGTTAAAGCATCATGAGCATTAGCCTTAGATAATCCAAAAAAGTCTCTAAGTGTATCCATCTTGTAATTTGGAACTACTGTAGTGTTATCAAACCACAACATCATTATTTCATCAAGGTCATACATGTTCCTTCTATTTAACAAATTTTGATTTCCGTTCTTATCTACATAGCCAAGCTCTGAGCAAACCCTTTGAAAAATAGGCATATCAAAATGCCTTATGTTTTTTCCTGCTGGAATTGGTGCAGAGATATTTCCTTTGCCGTTATTAAACATAGAAATAAAATCTGCAAGCTTTTTCCAAACAGCATCAATGCTTGGTGCAAGCTTCAATTCTTCTCTCGTCTTTTTATTTATTGCAAGAGCTTCATCTTGAAGATTGTTAAAATCTCTTGGCTTTATCAATGTTTCAAAAATACCATCTTTGATTGGTTCAAGGGTTTTTCTGTTTATTGCCATAGCTGCAACTTGAATAACTTCGCACTTATTTATATCTAAAGATCCAGTTTCAAAATCAAAAACCATAATTGTATTGCTATACATTTATTCCTCATTCTCTGTAAATTGTAAAATAATCGATTCTTCTTCATCAGTTGTAATATCTAATTTAAAGTCATTGTCATCAGCAGAATCAAAAAATTCTTTTTCTATAACAAAATCACCATTGTTTTTTAATACAATGGCTTTAAGTATTTTTATAAATTGTAAAGAAAGTTGACTTTTTGAATTTTGACATTCTGAGAGAGCTTGAACTAATCCCATTTGTTGAGATACCAGTTTTGCTATTAATTCAATTTCTTCTTTTTCACTCATTTTCTTTTCCTTTCAATAAATTTATGCACCCCATTATTTTATCTAAAACTGCAACCCCTAAAATATCAAACTTAACTAAACCAATTGATTCAAGATCTGACATTTCAAGACCAGCAATCATTTGCTTATTCTTTTTATCGTAAATCATAGGGCATATATCTTTTAAAGGTGTATGACTTATGACAATTCCAGCAGCATGTTTTCCTTGGCTACGCTTTGTTCCCTCAAGCCTAATTGCTTGTGCAAACTCTTTTGATAGCTTTCCTGTTATATTACCCTGTTCGTCTATCTGACAATAATCTTTAAGCTTTGAAGGGATATTTTCTAATGCCCAACCAATGATTGATGATTCTCCACCATCTTCCTTCATTTCTTGAAGCTGTTCAGATATTTCAGCTTCATCAGGTATGTTTTTTGTAATAGCATTACTTTCATCAAAAGAGAAACCATGTGCCCTTAAAACATCTTTTAAAGCACCCCTACCTTGCATTCTACTATATGTTATCATCTGCGAAACATTTTCTTCATTGTATTTTGATTTGATGTAATCAATAACCTTGTCTCTTTTAGTAATTGGAAAGTCACAATCTATATCGGGAAGACTTACATGGCCTGGAACATTTCTTCCAGCGTTATAAAAACGCTCAAAAACTAAATTATGCTCAATTGGATCTACTTGAGTTATTCCAAGCAAATAAGAAACCATACAACCAGCACCTGATCCACGCCCTCTTCCTGTTAACCATCCTTGTTTTCTGGCCCAATTGCAATAGTCTTGAACAATTAAAAAGTAGCCTTCAAGACCAGCATCGCCTATAACAGAAAGCTCATTTTTAATTCTCGCAACATAATTTTCAAACTTTGATGAATCCTTTTCTAAATCTGAAAACTTTTCTTTCCAACCGTTCCTGCAAAGCTCTCTTAAGTAATCATGTTCATTTTTACTTTCTGGACACTCAAAACTTGGCAAAACAGATTTTTTTGTTAAAGAATAATTTTCGCACATCTCTTCAATCAACAAACAATTTTTTAACTCTTCTGGTTCATGAAGAGCTAAAATTTCTTCAGTAGATGGAATGTAATACCTGTTTGATTTAAAAAAGCTAGACAATCCAAAATCTTCATGTTTGTCTAAAGACGATCTTACTTTAGAAAGAGTTGTTTCCATAGATGCACATAATATTATTCTTTGATCAGAAGCATCCTCTTGTTTAGCGTAATGAGCATCAGGAGTAGCTATTGCCTTAATACCTGTTTCTTTAGATAGTTTTCTAAGACATTCAGCAAGGACTACAGAACAGTGTAGGTTGTCTTTATCGAAAAGCTGTATTTCAATAAAAAAGTTTTCCTTGCCAAAAATATCTTGGTGTTTAGAACATAGCTTTTTAGACTCTTCAAACCAATCATCTTTAATTAAAGCTCTTGCTTCTTCTGGACTAGAACATTTATATGCTTCATCTGGAAAAATGCATCTAGCCAATTGGGTTCCTGGGTGTCCAGAGAATGCTATTAGGTTTTTTGAGTATGGTGCAAAATCTTCCAAGCTTAGTCTAGGCTTATAATAAAAATAATCTTTATTATTTGATAAAGATGATAGCTTTATAAGCTCAGACCAGCCAGAAATATTTTTAGCAAGAACGCACAAATGAGAATTTTTAGAATTAGTTTTATCATGAATTAAAGCACTTTGATTACATATGTAAAACTCGCATCCTATTATTGGTTTTATTTCTTCTGCAACACATGCCTTATTAAAAGAAATAGAGCCAGAAATAGTTCCATGATCAGTAAGAGCTATAGACTTGTGTCCAAGGCTTTTGGCTCTTTTTGCCATAGATTCTGGCTTTGTTAAACCATCTAAAAGACTGTAATGAGAATGACAATGTAGTGCTGTCCAATTATTCATGTGCTGTTCCTAAAAAAAATTACTTTCTTAAATATTCTTTTACAATTAAACTAGACCAATTTTCCCAGTTCTTTTCTTCAACTTTAACGATTTCTTTTTTAACAAAAGAACCTTCTGCTAATGCTTCTTCTTTAACTTTAAAAGTTGAATGATCTTGAAGATTGACACTATAAACAACCCCAAAATGAACAGAGCTTACATCATTTGAGTCATCGTTTATCAATCCAATAAAGTGTGCATTTCTCAAATTGGAAAACTCAACTTCTTCTTCAATTTCTCTTTTACATGCATTAGTGATAGTTTCACCATTTAATCCATCACATGGATTAACATGTCCACCAATACCCAATGACCATAAATCATGCAATCTATTTTCAGATCCTTTTTTAGATCTTTGATAACAAAATGTTGAATCTCCACGATTGATCAAACAGTATGGTATAACCTGTTTATAAGATTTGTCGTTTTCTGCAATATCACGATCAATATAAAACATATTATCTGTCGAAAGAATTTTATCTCGTAAATTTTTTGCTTCAACTCCAGTAATGAATCCTTGAAACGAATCATTTTTCAATAATTCATTTTTAAAAACAAGAACCTTTTCACCATTGTATTTAGGTTCATATTTAACAATTTCTAGTGCAGGAGTTGGTGTTGTTCCAACTTCTTCTTTTTTGTTAGTAAAAACAATGTCTTCCCATCTCCAATCAGCCATTTTGATTCTCCCTATTAGATTGACCACCACCATCGCCATAAGATTTTACGGTATCTTTTTTGGCGTGTTTAACATACGCATTATTAATACCAAGTTGTATTAATTCTTGATGCATATAATCACATATCGATTCATTTTCAGAATCCTTATGTTTATCTTTGTAGAAGCTGCAAAGTCTAATGCATTTCCACTTATCTTTTCCATAGTCTATTATCCTTGATGGTCTATTGCAATTCTTAATTTTTTCAAATTCTTTTTTAATCATTTCTTCAGTTGTTTTTATGTCGTCTTTTTGAAAACACAAAGAAAATGGTCCACCAGCTTTAACAAAAAATATTGTCATAATTATCATGTTTTCATTTGGGTACAACTCATTTAAAGCATAATGGTATAATCTAAGCTGAAAATCATTGTACAAATCATCATAACCCTTTTCTTTTCCTGTTGACCAATTTTTTCTTTCCCCTGTTTTCCAATCAACATATTCTACCGTTTTTGAATCAACTCTTGTTATTAAGTCCATAGTTCCTTTTATTCGTAACTTTCCAGAAATTATTTGACCATCTGGAAGAAAATAATCATAATTTGCCCAAGGCTTATCAATTTCAATGTCAAAATACTGTTCTGGCATGACAATATTTCTAGTTAGTGGTGAAAACATGCCATTATTAAATAATAGAACATCCCACAACCATTTAGTACATTCTTTAAAATCAACATCTGTCCACTCATGTGTGCTTTTGTTTTTATAATGATTAAAACCAGCCAATATTGCTGTTTCTGGTGACATTTCTGATGTTATAAATTCCATACCCAATTCAGAATCAGAGAACGAAATTGTTCCATTTTGTAGGCAAAGCTTTTTATTTGCCAACAATTCTAAACCTTTATGTACAACATTGCCTTTTTCTGCCTTTTTATTGGAATCATCCTTAAACCCAAGATTGTAGGTTAACCAATACTTGTGCTGACACCAAGAGTATGATGATACAGAACTAGACCTTAAGTAAGTTATAATCACTCTTTATCCAATCTAATTTCTTAAGAATTTTTAAAATTTCTACTTTTTGTTCTTCTTTTGTCATTTTTTGATTGTCTAAAACAATATCAAATTTTTCACTATTGTCCAATTCATTTTCGCTTATGTGATAATCATCTTCGGTGCTTTTTGTTAACCTTATGATAATTCCACCGTTTGCTTTAATACTATCTATTTCATTTTCAAATCTTGCATCAGTAATAAAATTTAATGGGCAATGACCGTTTCTTATTTCATTAAAACAAGCATTTATATGTATGTCTTTACACATTCTTCTAGCTATACCAGTTCCAAATTCCTGCAAAAATTCTCTAGCTGTCATTTTACCTGTTGGAGCTACTTCTTCTCGAATTTTAATTTCTTTGTAATGTGGAAGATCTTCCCATAAATAGTTTGTCAAAGTTTTTTTATCTTCAAATGATCCAAAAACCTGTTTGTGTTTTAAACCAAAAAAATCAATAGCTATTTTTTTCATTGGTTTTGCAAAAGAATAAATGGATGATCTGCAACCAAAAAGAGCCACAGAATTAAATGAAAGAAATCCAGCAATAGTATCTTTGCCAGAACCCTTTTTTCCAGAGAACCCAATTATTTTTTGTATCACAGCTTTTCCATAATAGGGAGTAAAAAACTTTTAACATCATCCACACTCATCTCACCAATATCTTTAAAGCCATTAGGCAATTTTGGCTTAATTATTTTAAACATTCTACCAAGAGAAGATTCTATATTATTGCCAGCTTTTAAACCAGCCTCATCTGAGTCAAATAACAAAATTAAGTACAAAGCTCCAGATGACTCTAATAAAATCTGTTGTGCATCTGTTAAAGATGATCCAAATACAGCTAATGAATTTTTAATTCCAGATTCAGAAATTCTCCAAACATCTCCTGGTCCTTCTACCAGTATGGCAACGCCAGTTTTTTTAATGGATTCAATTGCAAAATTATAATTGTATAAATAGTCTTTTTTAGAAAATCCTTTGTTGTGACACCACTTAGACATATGAACATAACCATTGCAACTAGCTTCTTGTTCATGATAGTGTTTACATGCCTCACACTTTTTATACTTTGTTCTTCCTGTGAAACCGACTATAAACTTTCCATCTGTGTCATACACTGGAACAACTACCCTATCTTTAAATATCCCAACAGAAGAATTAGATTCTCCTATGTCATAATTATTTAAACATTCTTCAGTGTAGCCCATAGAAAGATAATACTTAGATGGTATTGACAAGCTTGATCTTACAGAAGTCTTACTCCACTTATCTTGTTTTTCTTTTGTAGTCTTTGTAAATGCGGAAGATTCTAATATGTTTTTAGGTTTATTTGTAGATAAAGTATCATCAATTGAAAAGTCGTACAAGCTTTTTATTAAGTACAATGTTTCTGCAAATGATGCTATTTTATCTCCAGACTTAGACCAATTATATTTACTGTGACTTATCAAGCCTCTAATAAAACCAATAGTGTTATTTATAAAACTTTTTTCACAGTGATGCGTGTAGCATATCCAATTTCCAACATGTGTATTACCAGATGTAAAAATATTAAATGCAGTTTTATTATCTCCACCATGTATTGGGCATGGGCCAGAAAGATAAGCATCTGTATAATTTAATTCAATATCGAAGTGATTTAAAACAACATCTATATTTTTTGAAATTATTTTATTTGCTAGTTTAAAATCAATTTGTTCCTGAGATTTCATCTGGTAATTCCTCTATTTGAAAACCGTTATTAATTCTTGTTGATCTAAGTTGATGAAATTCATTTCTAGTTGGACCTTCAGTTATTCTTCCGTATTCATAATTTGCAGATATGTTTATATAATCACCAGCATCAATACCTTTGCCATGTCTTGCAACAACTGGTATTAGTTTTAAATTATATGAAACATTATTCTGAGAAACACTTTCATCTGCCATTTCTTCTTCTGTTTTACGCTTATATATTGAAAAATTGCTGCACAACCACAAAATTCTATCGGAACCTGATGCAACATCTGTATCCTCTCTTGTTATGCCATCTCTATTTAATTGAGTAAAGGCTAAACAAGCAACACCATACTGAACCATAAAATTGTGAAGGCTTGTCATTAAAAAACCTAACGCTTGATATTCAGCAATGTTTTTTGATATTGTTCCATCATCCATCAATTTTATATAGTCTAGAACTATCAAACATGGCTTTGCTTTACCAAAATCATCTAAACCAACATCTTTTATAACCCATCTTCTAGCAAGACTTAAAACTTCATCAAAGCTTTTTCCAGCAATAGACTTATACTTAAACGGCATATCTTTCAATGCTTTTGAAGCATCGTGAACCCTTTTCTTTTTTGAGGAATCTTTTGAAAAAGAACCATTTTCAATTTCCTCAATTTTAATATTTCCAATACAAGCTAATAATCTATGCCAATGATCTTTCGCTGTCATTTCAGTGTCAAACATTAAGACAGGTATACCTTGTTTAGCAACATTCATTGCAACATTATCTGCAAAAAATGATTTGCCTGTTTTCATCCTTGCACCAATTAAATTAACTGTGCCTGGCCTAAGACCACCACCAATAGCCCTATCGTAAACTTTAAATCCAGATGAAATGCCAAGTTGAGATATTGGATTATCTTCTAAAAACTTTACATATTCATCTAGACCTTCAGATATTTCTTTTGGGGTTGGATCTTCTGCATTCGAAATTTTAAAAGTTTGATCTAAAACAGTTGCTTCTGCAAGAGAAACTATTTGCGAAATAGGTTCGTCACCTGTCATGCCCAAAAGCTCATTTGCACAATTAGATAAGTTGTAAGCTAAAGTCTTAGCAATTTGCATCTTTTTTAATTTTGCTGCTGCTTTTTTAGCATTAACTATTTCAACTGGCAATAATGTCAAAGATCTAAGATATTTAGCTTGATCATCTTTTTGAAAAAACTGCTGTATTTTTAAAGAATTTGCTACGGCTATAATTGATGGTATATCAGCTTTTGAATCTTTTTCATTTACTATTTTTACCAAGCACTTATATATCGCAGATGTTTCATCAGAACTAAAACTGTTTTCATCAACAATATCGCAAATTTCAATATAGCAATCATAACCCTTTTGAAAAAGAGCAGCCAATATAACTCTTTCAGACGCAACATCGTTCATTATCTACTCGAATTTCTAATGCACTTAATGCATGTAAATGGTGCTGATTCAGAATCAATTGTTCTAAACTTATGTTCTTCTTTTGTTACCTTCATAACGCACCCACACCTAGAACATCTTACTTCACAAAAATGATCGCCTTCTTTGAATGGTTGCCTATAACTTTTATTAGAAGGCTTTTGATTCTTTTCTATGAAGCCCGACTCAAGTGTTAAATCATCAACAAACTTATTGGCTGTTGGTGCAACTAAAGATTTGCTTCCGACAGAAGCCTTGTTAGATAAAAAATTAACTTGTTTGACTGGAGTAGATAAAACAACAAATTCTTCATCGCCAGCTAAAACATCTAATGCTTTTGACACTAATGCCCAATCTTTGTTTCCAACTGCTGTTTTCAACATATTAACGAGATTCATTATTTCTCCTTTTTGAATAAGCTAAATTTGACAAAGATTCAGCAACTTTTTCAAGTCTAATCGGTAAATATTCAATTCTATCTATTCTTGCTTGTATTAAAGCAGATAGCTTTTTTATTTTCTTTGCATAATCGTTGTCTTTTATACACAAAGCCATTCTTTCTTCTGCTGAAAAATATCTGTAGTCTGAAAGATTATTCGCTACAACGCTTAAAATCTTTTCGTTGCACCATCTTAATTTTGTTTTTTCTTTATTTATAACTCTGCTTATATGAAAAGAAAAACTATTAAGTAAAACACATGACTCTGAGCATTGTTCACTGCTCATTTTTGATAAATCATCTTGCGATAAGTATAAGTACTTTATGCATGTGAACTCTTTATCAGAAGGAATTGGTGTTAAGCCAATAGTTAATTCATATTTTTCTAAAGCAAGATCAATTTTTTGTTCTTCAGTCAAGTTCAATTCTTGATTGCCATTGCTCGGTTGATTCATTAAATGGTAACTCCACAAGAACTATTCCGTTAATTAAACACCATTCTTTCTTCTTATTGTCATTCGCCTTTGATGCCAAAAAGTTTAGCTGTGTTCCATGAAAGAAGGGAACAAATTTATAATGCTGTTCCCCATGAACTTCTATGATTTTATTTCTTAATGGCAACCAAAAATCTGCGTACAAATTTCCAGATCCAGGCAAATGAACTTCTTCAAGTATTCTATCTACTGGATATAAAGATTTAAGCAACACCCTAGTCCTTATGTGTAATTCCGATCTTTTTCTTTCATCACTTATGTCTGGCATTTGACCATAAAATGACCAAGAATGCATTCTTCCGTCTAAACCTTTTATTTTCATGATAAAAGACCTTTTATTTCTTGCTCAAGAACTTTTACCCATAAAGGATTTTCAAGCAGTAGCCTATAAAGCTTTTCTGCACCTTGGGTTTTAACTTTTCTTATTGTTGCATCATCCCATTCTTTTGAATCCAATAATTTTAAATGCCTTTGCATAAAATCAAGGGTCATCCAAGCACCAGCTTTAGCTATAAGGCCAAGCTGACAACCAAGATTTATTGCTTCATATGTATTATCAATACCAATACCGTAACGAATATAGCTGTCAATTTCCATTCCTGGTGAACCTAAAGCACAAGATTCAATTAACCAATGAACCTGTTGTCCGATTTGTTTTTCTTTGCCTTCTATGCCAACATTCCAAGCTTTATCAAATTTAACTCTCATTTGAACATCTGCTTGATACTGCAATGTTCTAGAGCCTTTTTCTGTATAACCACCATACATGCCTTGAGATTGGGTTAAGTGCATAATCGCCCAAACAATGCAATTTTGTACTGGCACTATATTGGCTGCTTGTCTGCAAAAACCAGCAAAAAGCTTATTACCAGCCCCTCTATTCTCATACCCAATGCCCTCATCCATCTCTTTTTCATCACATAGAGCAGAGACACTATCTATGATAATTAAACTACCAGGATGTGTATTGATAGCTTTAAAGGCCAGATTTAAGTAGTCCTTTGCGGAAAGAATCTTATCTTGAGTAGACCTATAGATTGTCATCTTGTCTAAATTTAAGCCAGCTATACCCTTTAGATTCATAGGCTTCAATCGACCTTCAATGTTCAGATAATACACATGTCTACCACCATTCTCAGGTTTTTGACATTGTGCAGCAAAAGAAAGTGAGGTCAAGGTGTTATGTGTAACTATAAAGTTGTTAGTTAAATACAAACCATCTTTAGTGTTTATAGTAATACAAACACACTCTTCTTTTCTTACTTTTTTTACAGATATTATTTTTCTTTCAAATTTATTTTTTCTTTTTTGTAAAATGTTAAGTTTTAATATGCAGACATATCT